GCCCAGCATAGGTTCAGATCTCGTTTAGTTCCGGGCCGCTCTCGCGGCCCGGACCTGCCCAGGAATGGTTACCTGGAAGATAAACACGCTACTACGCGTGTAAACCCGCATCGGCGTGATCTAGTATAAAACTAGAACCACGAGGTGCGATTACTCCGGACGGAGACAGGGGCTAAAGCTGGCCCTTTGTCTACTTTCGGATCATAGAGCGATGGCTCATATAATGACGGAAAGAAATCTTTCTGCCACATGAGCATCGCCTTGTATGTCGAACACGGGACGCAAACTGCGTCCGTGAAACCCCAAGAGAAATATTCTCGAGGGATTGATATACAAGTAGGTAAGTCAATCACGTTATTATGAACGACTTCCCTCTCTACCCGTGTTGTAAACCAGAACGCTAATGCAGCGCTTTGGTCTACTTGAACCTTCTTCGACACCTTTCTCACAAAGTGAGAATGGGGTCTTTCAGGGGTCACTAATGAATCGGATTGCTCCGGGTCATTACCCCCGCGAAGGTTACGCGGAATCTGTTTAGACCATTTATTGTGGAACTCCGAGATTTCTTCATGTGTAAACATGTGAAAATCTTTAAAAGAGGACCACATAAGCAGTCTATTCAGAATCCGTATCACGTGTGAAACACGTGTCACGGGCTCCCTAAGATAAAAGGGAGTAACGTCTGAAGAGTTATGGTAATGCTTACCACAGCTCTCCCGAAACAGCCCAGACCAAGCGCTCTTTTTACTATTGACGGTAAAACCGAAATAATAAAAGACACGCTGAAGTCTACGGGCCATAACAGAAGGGCATATGATGTCATCACCATAAACTGAAATCCTACCTTTTATACCTGATTGCCAAGCAACTGCACGCGTGAGCGCCCAGAAGATTAAGCTTTCTAACGCAAAAGTGTACCCATTGCCCATGGCTGAGAATTTCTCATAAACGAGAGATTCTTCACCCAAATCGCCAGCTTCGTGCCGGAGATCTGCGAGTAATGCGTACCACTCAGCTGGCAACAGTAATCGGACTAACTCCAAAGAGATAGTATCCGAAGCTGAAGCCAAGTCGATCGTACTGAACTGAGAAAGATTAATTTCTCCGTTCAGGAAGGAGTAGCGAGCGCCTTGATAGGCTAGCTCACGGTTCCTTTCCTGGTTAGTAAGATCGACACCGACCCTCTTCAGTTTCTTTACTAAGTGTTGTGAAACACCTAGTTGGAGAAACATGTTGAGAGACGAGCTGATTGCGATGGGACGCTCGGTTCGAGCGTCCTTTGGGACAAAGGTGATCTTGTCATTTTCTGCTATATCCACACAATCCCAGAAGATTTGTATTTCCTTCTGAAATAATGGCGTGCCGGGGAGAGGAATCTCCTTTCGGCGACCGCTGTTCTCTAGGATTTCCATCCAACGAGGACAACTAGATATGGCAGCAATTGCATAGCTGGAGGCACTCTTCGTAACCGTATACGGAAAATCTACATACTTATAGTATGGGGTTGTCCGGTTCGATTTCGATGATAAAGTGGCTCCTGGACCGTGTGTTCCCGATCTTATAATTTTCATTAAAAGATCGGGGGTTAGGTCACCAAGGCAGTCGCTAATAAGCGATTGAGCCCTTGTAACCCAACCCGGAAGTTCACCCGTAAGGGTTTTCCGCAGACGATAGTTGGTCTCCTTACACTGTTCCTCAGCTTGTTGCCATTTTTCAATGGCTGCAGCCTTAGGGTCGGTATTGAGCTCATCTACCGCGAACGGGAACTTCTTTAGAAAACACGCGATTTGCCGGTGAACAAAAATAACTTCAGGATTATCTAACGCCGTATAACTCTGTATTTTGGCGTCGAACTCTGAAGCAAGGTCAAGATACGCCTGTCCATTCATAGTCTTACAAATACTATGAATACGACAGAAAATATCAAAACCAAGTTCGCTGGCATGCCCGCTTGCATAGGCATATAGTACATCCCAATGGGCGCTTACGCGCTTTACCTGGGTTTTCATCGGCTTGTTAGCTGATGACCGCTGAGTGTAATACTTTCGCATTATGACTCCTTGTTAGTAAATGTTACTTACATCTAGACTTCAATCTTACCAATATGTAATAATTCCATAGAGGTAGTTGTAGTCGTTAGGATATGGGCGACACGAGCGAGACTCTCTTTTAGAGTATCGGTCGTAACACCCGCCGGAAGTGAAACAGATAGTTCCACTTTCATATCCTTGGATGTAGGAACACCGTTCACATCGTCTACAATCACAGTTGTGATTAAGTTGATGGATGAACGACGGTTACCAAAAGAAACTCCGTTTCTTTTAGGTGCCGCACTACTAATGATCATAGTATCCTTAACAAGGTCACTATGAAGCGGCCCAATGTATACTGCACGATTGTTCTCTGTGCGGTAGTGGGTATATACGACAGCCACGCTGTCCTT